GTAAATCCAGCGTTGCGTAGAACCAAATTGGAACTGTTGGAACTGGCTCAGGGATATGCCGAGGCCAACAAATGTCAGGAGATATACACCTTCTCTCCATCAGAATCTACTCTGTTCTATGTTGAAGAGGGGTACGAATGTTCAGAGTACGTCATGAGGAAGAGAATCCGTGTTTAACCAATATTGGGATAGGCTTAAATTTCATAACGCTACGCTTCGGGAATCAGAAGATACCAAGATAGTCTTGACTATCACTGAGTTAAAGCGTGTTTTAGAGAAGTCGTTTGATGCTGGTAAGAAAGATCGAGAAGAATACTATAAAGCATTGGCAAGGCTTCGATCACAAAATACAGGTATAGACTTTTCGAGTCTGTTTGGGCAGGTGGGCTAGGTGGCTGGCAGCGTTTCATAAGCGTTTGCACAAGGGTTCGAGTCCCTTACCTGCTACTCAACTAGGAATGTAAGGATGGAATGCAAGGTAAACCGAAGAGACTTTTTTACAGGTCTAGGTTTATGTGCGATTGGCGGGACCGGCCTAACAATCCCTCACATTTCTAGTTCAGGTAAAAAGAAAGACATGGCAGATGAACTAAAGCTACAAGTTACAGCTAATTTAACCAAAGGTAACTACACAAGTAAGTTTGAACCCGGTTTACTCAGCATTACAGTAGATGCAGTCGGTGGTCATCATCCAGTTGTAGACGTTGGTACTTCTGAAGAGGTTATCAGTTTTGGTGACATAAGCACTGAAGGTTGGTGTTTCATGCGTAATCTTGACGATACCAACTATGTTCAATGGGGACCAGAGTCTGGCGGTTCAATGATCACAATGGGTAGAATAGAAGCGGGCGAGGTAGCCTGTTTTCGAATGGAACCCGGCATTACTCTACGAGCAAAAGCCAACACTGCGGCTGTATTGCTAGAGTTTTGGCTCATTGAAGATTAGGAGAAAAGAATGAATAGACGGGAAGCGATTGGTGCAGGGATTGCTGCATTGGTAGGTTGTTTCGTTCCAAAAACAAAAGTAAAGGCAGTGGAAAGAGACGGCAAAATTTTTCCCAATCACATGACCTATACTGAGGAAGAGTCTTTCAAATGGAATTTGGGTAACAAGAAACTACGTGATAGTTTTGATAGATTTGTTGCTGCAATGGAAGAATTTTCTGAAAAAGCAAAAACTTCTGGTAAGGCAATCCAAACATTCGGTACTCATCTCACCTCTGTACAAGTAAGTATTGACCTTGATAGAGAACAACTGTATGAGTTAGGACGCAAGGGACCGTATCATAATAGATACATAGACTTCCCTGTTGAACTTCAAAATGATATTGCAAAAGAGGCAATGGGCAAATGTCTAGAGACACTATAAGGGAGGCTGTCTTTTAACGCAATTCCGCGTTAGGAGACAACACAATGGCAGCAAGAAGAGGCAGACACCGGCTTCGTTTTCCTCGTACCACGCAAGAGAAGCGTGCTTATTATGGAAACGAAGAGTATGTCAGACCAAAACGCCGACCTCGTAGGTTGGCAGACGCATGGGATGATATTCCAGTGGGTCAAACCAAAAACTGGAAAAAGAGACGAAAGACTCAGTATCGGCACAATAGCAAACGTTTTCAGTGGTACACCATAAAATTGGATTGGTGTAGATTCACCACCGTTACTCACGCATGGCAGATCGTTGAACATCTGCAAAGAAGAGGTTTTTACTACATTTGGGATTGGAAAAACAGTACCCTCAAATGGTATGGAGAAGATTGTGGTTGTATGCGAAGAGACGTTTGACGTGTGGTTGAAAACTACAGGTTATAGGATTGAGGAACGAGACGGTCAATTCTGTCTTGTCAATCGTAGGGGTAAGATAAAGTTGGTTTCGGACGTAGATAGTCCGTTTTTCCACAGACAATGCTACGGTTACATTACTCACAGACAGGTTAAGCACAAACCTTTAGTAAGGATGCTATAATGCTTGGGTATGAACCAGAGGAACAGGTTGGATATGAAGAGGAAGACACCCCTTCATTTAATCTAGACTTCAACTTGAGGAAGGTCAGGACACCACTGTTTAAGGTAGGAGACTATGTTTAATTTTCCTTTTGTTTACAGAGTCGATAACACTACTGAGGGTGCAACTCAAACAGACCTAGCTGATGAACAGGGCGAAACCCTTCGGGTTCCGAAGGAACACGGTCGGGTCGAGGCATAGATAAATGACAGTCAGCCGTAAGGCTAACAGAATCCTGCCTACTATGAGGAACAGACTTTAATGACTACCGCACAAATCCAGTATTAGGAGAACCTCGATGAATGGACCTGGGAAAAATACGGCGGACGACGAATTTAGAATTTGCGAATTTTTTGGTCGTAGAACCAATGCCAAACTGAGAGGGTGTTGCATAAATGGACAATTGGTGGATCAAAATAAAGGACGGGCAACCGACATACTTCAACTGCCATATCAAATAATTGCCAGCGGTTTCCAAGGATCAATTGTGATTACCGGTGGTGGTACGGAAGCCATTCCGATGTTGCTGGATCATGGTGGTGGTTCCGCAGTTTTACACAGTGCCTTTGTACCTTACAGTGAACAATCTCTTCATCAAGCCTTTGGTCACATGGGCATCAGGAATGTTAAGTGTTGTTCGCCAGAAGCTGCAAAGATGATGGCTTCTGATGTATACGGTCGAATGTCAGCTACTTTCTACAAGGAAATTTGGGACGCCGAACGAGGCAAGAGAGAGTTTCCAAAATACTTTGGTCTTGCAGCTACCGCATCATTGGCTAAGAGAGGAAAAGAAAGGGAAGGGCGTCGTCATCATTGTCATATTGCCTGGATGAACAGCGTTGACAAAAAGATGAATGTTACAAGCATTGAAATTGTTCCAGATTCACGACCGATTGAAGAAGGGTACGTTGCCAATTTAATCATTATTGAATTGGCTAAGGCTGTTGGAGTCGATACAACCGGCTTGAAATAAACTCTGGCCTACAAGTGTAATGGACGCACGGCAGTTTCCTAAACTGTAAGAGGGGGTTCGATTCCCTCGTGGGCTACCTAAAGGAAACTATTATGGTAAACAATGTTTGGGAATTAGAGATTGAAACCGGTGGGTATATTGGTATGGTAGTTGGTATTAGACTGATTGCCGCTGATACCCCAGAAGAAGCTCAGACTATTTCTGATGCCCACCCAAGCTATTATACATGGTATAACCCAAAGATGGTAGCTGGATTACGAGCCGTTAATAAAGGGATGTTGTTGGAAAAAGTTTGGGAAGAATGAAACCTAAGTGGTGTATAGAAGATAGTTTTGCAGAGGATATGACCCCTCTCTTGGAAGCAGTAAAACGTCAGGGGTTTGCATACGTTCTTGTTCCAGCTTTTGACGCTGACAAATGTCTTGCTGCGTTTCCAGGTGAGGATTGTGTTATCTTTTGCGGGTGTCTCAACTCGGCTCAGTATCTACGACGTAAAGCGAAGTGGATTCCGGGTGTGTACTACAACGTGAAGCAGTATGAGTGTGTAAACTACTACGGTCTTTTGGGTAAGTATCTGTTCAACGGCAACTACATCATACTTCCCTATGGAGATTTGCTTCGTCAGAAAGAATTCTTGTATGAGAAGGTGGGTGCCGACCGGACTGTCTTCATTCGTCCTAGTAGGGGGGATAAAACATTTACCGGTGGTTTGGTGTTCAAGGAACACTTTGACCAACGTGTAGAAAGAATGGCTTTTGGACAAATGGGTCATGCAGAACTGGTGGTAGTGGCTGAACCTAGAAACATTCAATTTGAGTGGCGATTTGTGATTGTTGACGGAAAAGTGATCACAGGGAGTCAATACAAAGAAGGATATACGGTAGCTTCACATGCTAGTTATCCAACCGGAGCGTTTGACCTAGCCGCTAAAGTGGCAACCGTATTCAACCCTGAACCTGTTTGGGTATGTGATGTATGCCAAACAGTCAGTGATGACTACAAAGTCATGGAAGTAGGATGTTTCAGTTGTGCTGGTCTATATCAGTGTGATCGTGACAAGATAGTTGAGGCGGTATCTGCCGCAGCATTGAGAGAATGGGAGTCATATCGTGACCCGTCTATCACAGAAGAAATTCGACCCTCGTGATCCAGAAGCTGTACCTGTATTCGTAAAGAAGAACAAGGTGGGGATCATCAAAGATGGGAAGTATATCCCAGACGAAGGGAAGGAAGACACCGCTGATATTGTTGAGATAAAACTGGCGGTTGCTCTTATCAAAATTGCCGGGTGAGTGTGCCGGAACGCACGACAGGCTTCGAACCTGTAAGAAGGGGTTCAATTCCTCTACCCGGTACTGACTATTGTGTTCCATTTTTGAGGGCGATTGAATGGTTGTGATCAAAGACTTTGATCCAGAAGCATTGAAGAGACAAGACTTCACAAGGAACGCTGACAGGCATTTTACTCTGGCAGAATACTACAAGATTGCTGAAAAGTGTATCAGTAGATTTGCAGAGTATTCTGTTGCTCAGGACATGCTGTCCGACGAAGACGCTGTGGCTTACATGGTGTCCGATCTGATTCTCGGTACGTGCAGATGGACGCCAGATGGCGGTCGAGATTTCAAAAGCTATTTGAATCAGTGTGCTATTTGGAGCATACTCAAGTGGCTTTCGAGTCGTACCGCCGTCAGAAAACTTGCATCCCTAGACGCTACCAACGAGAGTGGTGGCAGCCTTTACGGTGAATTGTCTTCGAACGAAAAAACTCCATACGAACACTTGGCCGAACAAGAGCACGACATTCTTGATTTTGCCTTGAATAAATGCGATCTAAGTCCAAGACAAAAGCAGTGTTTTCAAATGCGGTTTGTTGATGGACATACCCTTCAAGAGATTGCTGACAGTATTGGAGTGACTCGTGAAGCCGTAAGGTTGTTTATAGGTCAGGCAATTAACAAGGTGAAAACGCAAATAAGATGGTGCCAGTCAGAGTCTGCCTAGCGATATATGTTAGCAAAGATACCGACTTCCAAGACGTTAGTCTAGTGGTAGATGGTGATACCATACCTAACATGTATTTACAGGCAGACTTTGGTATTAAGGATGCCTTACAAGCATTAGTCTCCAGATACATACAAGGATGGAGACTGAACTGGATGCAGTTCACTCATGTTATTGCTACAGAACATCGTGCCGAAAATTCCTGGGAAATAGACATTACGTACAAGTTATTACTGGCCAAAATTCCAGTAAGTCAAGGACAGTTGGTCAGTATTACCGATCTTCACTCTGTGAATATGACTGACCGTGACATTACCCAAGTCCAACTATCACTGAGTAGATAAATGAGCGATGAACCTGCTGAAAACCAAGAGGTTACAGTACAGCGGCATTCTCAAGAACGTCCCATTATGGGTGCTCACATAGAGTATGAGTCACTGCCAAATGATAACTACTACATCAACATGAAACTTCCAAAAGGAATGGCTGATGATGATTTAGTTTCACAGGCGGCAGAAATGCTGTTCAATCTACATTCTGGTAACCTGATGGCATTGACTATGAATGCTCTACGAGAATGGGGAATGCAAAACGAACGGCCAGACTTGACTGCTTTGATTATAGACGCCTGGACTGACAAGATAATGAACGAAAACGGAGCAAACCATCAACCGTTGATCGGACCACGTAAACTTATCAACGGGTCTGCTCCCAGATATTTCCAACCGCCCAAACCGTGGCAGTAAGGAAGAAACATGAGGATTGTACCACCGAGCTATGAAATAAGTAATGGACCTTCTGCGACAAGAATGCTTATGGATATAGAAGCGGCGGGTCGTACCTGCTACAAGTCTGAAGATAGGATAACCCAAGATAGTGCAGTTGCATTTGTGAAGATGATCATTAAGAGTGGTCACCATTCCGTACTTGAACATGTCAGTAGAACGGTTAGAGTGATCTGTGACCGAGGGGTAAGTCACGAGATTGTAAGACACAGAATTGCCGCCTATTCTCAAGAGTCAACACGATATTGCAACTATTGTAAAGAGAAATTTGGTAGTGAAATTACTTTCATTGACCCCTATCCTTTCATTCCAAAACCTTCTGAAGCGTATGATGCTTGGATGAAGGCGATGCAACAAGCTGAAGAACACTACTTTGAGATTATACGAGCGGGATTAGGACCACAAATGGCCCGATCTGTACTACCCAATTCCCTCAAGACCGAAATCGTAATCACATACAACGTAAGAGAATGGCGTCACTTCTTTACGTTGCGGACTAACAAGCGAGCACATCCTCAAATGAGGCAAATAGCTTGTCCATTGTTAAGGGACTTCCGTATCTTCTTCCCTGTTCTCTTCGATGATGTGGGCGACATAGACGAATGAAAAAAGAATTCAAGTGGATACGCTGGCATGACCCTCTAGGTAATAACCCCCCACCACAATACAATGAAGAAGACAGATGGGGGAGAGGGCTTCCTGTCTGCACAATGGAAGTTGAAGACGATGACGATGATGATGATGAATGGGAAGGGCGAGTCTTGATGACTCATTTTGGTATGCTTCCTCTTCATGATGGGTTAACTGCTGGCAACAAATTCCGTTTCTGGGAACTACACACCAACTTTGACCTGTCAAACGACATTATTCGTGAGATCGAAAAGACTCCAGGCGTAGAACTGTCTATGCCTCTCAGTCGCTATCGCATCCGTCTTGGTTTTCCTATCTCCGGTTTCTTCGACGATGATACTATCAAGAACTGTGTAGAACGAAATATTCTCAAGTTCATGAAGTACAACAAGCAGATTATGAGCGTAGCCGGTGCGTGGGAATGGGACATAGAAAAAGTTTACAAGCTACGTGAATTGCTTGATGACCTCAAACAATATGGTGTAGTGTGGGCAGTTTATGTTGCTCCAAACGGTCATGTAGACGTGACCAGATCAGCAGATATAAGCGAGGCATTTGAGGAAAGATTGGGAATCTACAGTCTATGCAGACAATCTGTGGGTGGAAAAGTTTTCACTTTCATGGATGATAAATAAAGTTGTCAGTAGATATACTACTTACGGAAAGGGGTAAAAAGGAGGTCGCGGTTAGGACTTTGTGTTTATGTGTCCCTTAACATAAGGTCTATGTACATGGCAAAAAGTTTTGTTATCTACTTAGCCGCCACTCCAGATGAAATTACCCCAGAATTTGTTCAATTGTTGGACAAACTTGAAGCGGACACTTTCGAAGAAGGAAACCCACAAGACCACAAACATGGTGCTTTCTGGTGGCTAGCGAAAACTGGTGAGACAATAGCCGGTTTTGCTGGCCTTTTCTTTTATTCTGACATTCGTGTTGGTTTCCTATGTGAATGTGGTGTCTTGCCTAAATACAGGGGGTATGGGCTACAACGACGGTTTATTCGTGCGAGAGAACGATATGTGAAAAAGAAAGGTTACCGCCGAATCATTACCTACACTTCCCCTGATAACATTCCAAGTGCAAACAATCTCATCAAATGTGGTTACAAGTTGTATGAACCCTCATACGAATGGGGTGTTGATAATGCTTTCTACTTCGAGAAAAAGTGGTAGTAACCCCTATTTTGGTGTATAATACAATAGGAAAGGACCAGAATATAGTAGGAGTTTTGAGGAATAGCAGTTACGTAGACATTGGAGAAAGAATATGGCTACAACAACTGCCGGGGCTGCCCACGGGCTTCCCCATCGTAACAATGGTGCAACTGTCGTCTATGGTGGAAACGTTGACAGTTCCCCTACTGTTACACAAGTTTTAAGCAAAGAAACGACAGGCTATCACAGCGGTGTCCACGGAGCTACAGTTCCTGAGTCCGCCAATTTTGGTACTCACAAACCATATTCTGGTGGTACTTTCAGATACCAGATGGAAGCTGGTAAGTTCGTTGGTATGCGTTACACTGGATACATTTCCGGTGTTGCCAACACTGTACTAGAACGTGGTGCTGGCGGTGGTATGGGCCGTCGTAGCATTCACTGGCTTGAAAGTTATCGTAGACTCGACATTACGTCTTGGAACTATGTTACCGGTGCAGCTACTAAGGGTGTTAATGCCGGTGCATCCGTTACCTACAAGAACATTCGCGGTTCTGGTAACGTCGATGATGCTGCTCACCCAACTCGTGCAATTCCTGGTGAATACGTCTTTACTGATCACCACCTTGCTCACAGCGGTGCCTTGGCCGTTGCTTTGAACGGTGATTATCCAGCCAAGACTGACTAAACTAAGATTCGAGGAGACGGCCCGTCTTCGGACGGGCCTCTCTTTTCATGAGGTACTACGATGGCTCCATCCAAACACACAGACTGCCCTTTTGAAGGTGTGATCAATCCAGCGTCAAATGCTGACATGGCGGGGATCGACCGTAGAGTCGGGAATGTGGAACAAAAGATTACGGGTCTTGAAGTAGGGATGGAGAACCTTATTGGTCAGGTTTCTGAGTTGGCTAATGTCGTCAGAAATATGGCCAGTGCTTCCCGTACTAATTGGGCAACCCTAGCCACTTGGGCTGCTGTTGTCTTGGCCGCTATGGTTTACCATAGTGACCTAGTAATGGCACCTTTAAGAGATAACATCATCGAAAATAAAACCGTAACAGCGGAACGTTTTGAAATGATGGAAATGGCTATACAAAGGGAACTGAAACTCCGAGATGAGTTGGAACAAGTCAGACTCCAAACCATCGAACGTGAGAAGAAGCATGAAAATTGAAGTTCCTTATAGCCGAATCAGGCATCATATCAAAGAGAGTGATGTTCTGTTATTTAGAGGGACTGGTTTTGCCAGTTGGTTCATAAGAAAAGCCGGTGAAGGAGACTATTCCCATGTCGGCTTGGCTTCATGGAGAGAGAATGACTTTGGACAAAACAGACTAGACATTGTTGAGTTTCGTGAAGGTAATCCCTTCAAGCTGATCATAGGTGGAGACGCAGGGCACGGTCGCCATCTGACTTTATCAAGTCAGGTAAAGAAGTTTTCGGGTCAAATAGATGTCTTTAGGCCGGTAGCTACCTGTGCCTATGACGTGTACGACGAAGACACCAATCTTGTTTACAAGGTAACCAGATCGCTTGATGGCAAACGAATTACAAATGCCATGCGAGCAATGGAAGGAACCCCCTATGGATGGAAACAAATCCTGGGGTTCTGCAAGTACAACATGCTTGGTTTACGACTTCTGTACAATACAAGTCGAAAGATGCTAGACGATGACTACCCTAGCCAAAACTTTCCTGTATGTAGCACCTCGGTTGCTATGTTGTTTAGGGAACATTACTTCGATTTGGTGCCACACAGATCAGATGCAAGCACTGAGCCTTCTGATCTGGCTCGTTCAGCACTACTTCACTACCTATTCACTCTAACTTGGGACGGTGGCTAACATGACCAAAAAGAGACTTTCGCTTCTAGCGGGAGTTGTTTTGGCGGTCGCGGCAATGTTGGTTTCCTTCAGCCAAAAGTCAAGTGTAACAACAGGAATAGTTAAAATCAACGGTGGAGCAGGTACTGTCATCAAGACGTGGAAAGATCACAAGGGTAACCATTGTTATGTGTTGACTGCTTGCCACGTAACCGAAAACAGCGACAAGCTAGAAATATCTTTCCTTCGCATAAACAAAAGTGGAAACATCACTCAAAAGCATGTAGTAACCGGCAAGGTAGTCGAAAGTAACTACTTGTTAGATTACGCCATGATAAAGTGTGATGTTGATTTCAATGTTGATGTTGTCAAGTGTATTCCCCCAAGATGTTTCGATCCGCCTGAATTGCTTGATGAGATTTTTGTTGTAGGGTTTCCTGCACATGAACCATATTGGGTAAGTGAAGGAGAGTTAACATCAATCTGCAACGGGGTTTATACACACAACGCTCACATTTGGTACGGCTGTAGTGGCGGTCCATTGTTGGATAGTCACTATAGGCAAATTGGGATAAACGTCAGAATCAAATTCAATGGCATTCCGTTATCCTTCATCGGATACTCTATTCCCTTGAATACAGTGTACAAAAGTCTTGGTTCTGAAAAAACATTGAAGTATTTTGGATTTTCTACTTGACAAATTCCACCTTCGGGTGTATAATATTTCTGTAGGGCGAGTTCACACTTCGTAGCCCGGATCGTCAGAGTTTTTCCTGTGACTCGCCCGATATTCCGGCGTAGCCTGGGGGCAGCCGCTCTCTTGTAAAGAGGGGCAGGGAGTTCGATTCTCCCCGTCGGATTTAGGGAATGCTGGATAAGAATTACATACCCCACCAACAATAGGAGTTATGGTGTAATGGTAGCACATCCGGCACTTAAAGCCGGAAGGTCCGGTTCGAATCCGCAGCAAACAATTCTTGCCGATCTTGTCCCTAAACCGGTCGCTTAGTAGAATGGCGAGCACGCTACCGTGACATGGTAGAAAAACAGGTTCAATTCCTGTAGCGACCACTGCTTCGGCACCATCGTCTAGAGGCCAGGATGCTAGGTTCTCAGCCTAGAGACCGGGGTTCGAGTCCCCGTGGTGTCACTCCCCTATGTAAGTTAAGAGGATCGGAGTATGTCAAGAATAGATTCGAACAGAGCTATTAGGATAAACACAGGAATTCTTGAAGTTGAACGTGCCGATGGCACCAAAGAAGAAATATCAATCGAACAAAAGAAATGGCAACCTGTTCAACATGTCGCTTGGTCAGATGACGAGCACGAGTACATTGACATTGAATTTGACGACGGTCGTGTATTTCGTAAAGGTGATAGAGTTTATGGTCTAATGAGGTCGGTAGTTGGACGCATTCCTAAGTTCATTGATATGAACGAACCACTACCGCCCCGGTAACAGAAACAAAGGAAGGGAATTGCACGAAATGAAATCTTTACTCGTAGCCGTAATGGTACTGTTGGTTGGTACGGTCAATGCGTTCGCTGTGGATACAAGCGACTTGACCAATCTCCTACAAGACATTTCTGTAACAATCAAATCAGGCACGTCGTACAGTAAGGCAGAAGGTTCAGGAGTGATAGTCACTCGACAAGTTTGTACAGACGTGGCAAAAAAGAAGATGGAAACAATCAATTTCGTTTGGACTGCCGGTCACGTAATTGATAACCTGCGTAGCGTAAGAACGGTAATCGACCCCAAGACTGGCACAGAACGTAAGAAGATTGAATTCAAAGACGCCCAGATAGTGAAAGAATTGGTTGAGAATGGGCGACGAGTTGGTGAACTCAAGATGGACTGCAAAGTTCTCAAGTTTTCCGACTCAGAAAACGGCGAAGACTTAGCTCTCCTCATGGTCCGCAAGCGTAATTTCATCTCCAGCGGTGCTTCCGCAACATTCTTCCTCGACAAAAACGAACTTGGTGACATTAAGGTAGTACCTATTGGTACAAGATTGTACCACGTAGGTTCACTATTAGGCCAAATGGGAAGTAATTCAATGACTTCAGGCATAATGTCACAAGTAGGCCGAGTCCTAGAATTAGGCAGCGGTGATGGTGTAGTCTTCGACCAAACCACAGTCGCCGCATTCCCTGGAAGTTCCGGTGGGGGGGTCTTTCTAACCGAAAGTTCAGGTAAAGAAGCGGGTCAATACGTAGGAATGCTTGTTCGTGGTGCAGGTGAATCTTTCAACCTGATCGTTCCCGTGCGTCGTATGTATGTATGGGCACAGAAAGGTAACGTTGCTTGGGCTATGGATAATAGCAAAGTTCCAACGTTGGAAGAGATTCTCAAAATGCCTATTGAAAATGCTACCATTCGATCTTCGGCTGCTGAAAAGGCCGGTCAGAAGAAAACTGAAGATTCAATCAATTTCCCAACCCTCATTCAAAAACAACGCTTGGCACCGGTTCCCATGCCAGAGATTGACTTTGGCAAGTTGGATACGGTGAATCCGTGTAGTTGGAAGGGTAACTAATGTCCAAAAGTTCTGACGAGGATTTGTGGTCAGAACGCCGCTCCAACTTAAATCGCCATATTACCAACGTTCGTGACTCGTGTGCGTTACTAGGTGGGCGGTTGATTAGACTAGGAGAGACCAAACTAGGTCATAATCTCATAGCTAATGGTTGGATTCACGACAACAGTAAATGGTTTGGTATAGAGTGGGAGTTTCTTCATTCAGATTTAATGGACGAAGAGACTCCCCTCTTGGCCGTCGCGGTTAAACAACATACCAAAACCAACAGACACCATCCCGAATATTGGGATAACGAAGAAGGCGATGGTATTATCTACATGCCTCGTCTTTACTTAGCGGAAATGGTGTGTGATTGGCACGCTCGTAGCCATGAATTCGGAAACGATGTACTGGAATGGATCAAAACGAACGGTACTAAGAAGTTCAAATTCACCGTTCAAAGCAAACCATACAAGGAAATCAAAGACCTACTAGGTATTTTGCTGGATACAAAGTTCAAGGCGGTGTAATGCAGAGTACAATAGATCAGCAATTGTTCGATGACTTCATGCAGGCTTTCTATATTGACCCGTCTTTGACTTCGGAATACGCCAAGCATAATTGTCGTCGATGTAAGGGGGTTGGAAGATGGATGTCGGACGATCCCACTACCAGACGCAAACAACTAATCATTTGCGAATGCGTTAAAAAGGCAGTTAGGACTACACTAGCATGAAAAATGGTTTAGGGATCAGGATTCAACCACGAGTTGGTAAAGATCAAGTTGACAAAACTATCGTCACCCTCAAGAAATGGGAACTCAAACATAGAGAATCATTCAGGCCAAGTTGGGTTGACTATTTCATTGCAATGGCGTTTATCGCTCGTACTCGATCACACGATGCTGAAACTCAACACGGTTGTGTCATCACTGATAGCAACCACAGGGTATTAGGAGTGGGATATAACGGATTTCCCCGTGCGTGTGACCCAATGGTAGAGTCATGTCTACCAAACATCAGACCTGAAAAATATCCGTGGATGTTGCATTCAGAACACAATGCCTGTGTCAATTGCTCATTGACTCCATACAAGGGTATTGCCCATGTAACGGGCTGGCCTTGTAATGGTTGTGTCATGACAATGTGGCAACACGGAGTAGAAACAGTACACGCTTTGGGTACACAGGAATCTGCGAAGTGGCAAAACGAAAGTGAAGAGGAAATCAGACTGACGTTTCTGGCAGCAACGGGGATGGAAATAAACTACTACCACATAGATGCTCTACCCTTAACCAAACTTGTCAGAGACTTGCTTGATGAAAACATTGATATGCTCAACGCTTCTGTTAATCTGTTGCCTATTGGGTTACCTGACCCTAGCTAAACAGAATACAAACGAGTGCTATACCTTAATTCCACACGTTGATGACTCGACGATTACGGCTGCTGACAAGCCTAACCGAGTTTTGGATTTTACTGCTGATTGGTGCTATTGGTGCCAACTGATGGATCGTAAGGTATGGCCAAATCAAACAGTCAAGAATGCCTTGCTTAATTACAAAGGTAAGAAACGTGAAGTGTTTGACATAAACACTGATGTGGGCAAGGCGGCAGCAAAATTCTATGACGTAAGAGCGTTACCAACAGTCATCATTGTAACTCACGACGGTAAGGAAATCTTCCGTAGGGTGGGATACACTGGTGTGAAAACGCTGTCAGACATGCTGAACAAATACAAGGATACAAGACGCTGAGGCTTAAAGACGACGTAGCAGTTCCTGATGGACAAGACTACTCCCGTAAAGCGACACATCCTCAGCAAGCAAACCGTCGCGACGTAGACATTCGCGTGTGTCGCTTTGAAAATCCCAGGGTCCGTATCTGTACGCAGTGCGGACCCTTTTTTCTATCATACTAGAACCATCATGAAATTCTCCGGTTCTAGGACGTGTCCTAAACTTGTATGGTCTAGACGCTATACACCATACGGAACAAAAGAAGCATACCCTGCCTGTTACTGCACCCTTACATGCGATAAGGATTGTGATATGAAACCGCCACCTATCGGATGGACTACTCCAGTCCAAATAGACCGTGAAGGGGACGCAGACACTCTCACTATATCTGTCAGTCGTAAACTAATCATTCGACTGGTCGACGAACAACTCTGTTTCGATGCTCCTGAAACTTACAGACCTCGATCTGAGGCAGAAAGAGAACATGGCAAAAAGGCAACCAAATTCTTACACTCCCTACTGTTTCGACCCGATGGCACTCCTCGTGATTTAGTCCTTCACATTCCTGGTGATCCTGATGGGAAGATTGCGAAGACGATAGCTATAGGTGGTCGGTTTGTAGGAATGCTTTTTGCTGATGGTATTGACGTAGTAGAAGAACTCAAGAAGAATGGTTTCATTAAGCGTGATAATTATGAGTGAAGAAAAACCTTTTGGGATTACTTGTTGGATACGTAACTTCAATGGCAAGCCCATCAAAAGGGTCAGTGGGGATTTTGCGTCTGGATACGAGCTATGGAAGTTCTGGATCAAGAATACATCTTCTCCTGTCCCTAAGAAAAAGAAGAACAACAAGAAATCCAAATGACTGTTTATACCTATGATGAAGCCTTAGAAGCGTCTGTTGACTACTTCAATGGTAACAGATTTGCTGCCAAGATTTTTGTAGATAAGTATGCCCTAAGAAATACTGAAGATCAAATTCTCGAAGCGACTCCCGACGCCATGCATCGACGCATAGCTAATGAGTTTGCCAGAATTGAACTTGGTAAGGCACAACTAGGTCTTTTTCATTTGGATGTTGAAGAAATATATGACATGTTGAAGGAGTTTGGTAAGCTGATTCCACAAGGATCACCCCTCTATGGAATCGGAAACCAACATCAATACGTCACACTTTCAAACTGCTACGCACTAGAACCACCAGTCGACAGTTACGGTGGTATCCACTTCACAGACGAACAAATCACTCAAGTCTCTAAACGTAGGGGTGGTACTGGCATTGATCTTTCTCACCTACGACCAGCCGGTACAGCTACACACAACTCCTCACGCACTAGTACGGGAATGCTCTCGTGGATGGATCGCTACTCCCATTCTGCACGAGAGGTAGGTCAACATGGTCGGCGTGGTGCTCTCATGCTGACACTCAACGTACATCACCCCCAAATTCTAGACTTCATTCATTCCAAAGACGATGGTAAGAGTATTACCGGAGCTAACATCAGTGTCAAACTCACCGATGAATTCCTTGAAGCTGTCAAACACAATCAAGAGTATGAACAACGTTGGCCTATAGATTCTGATACTCCTGTCATATCTCACATGGTAAATGCCAAAGAGATATGGAATGAAATTGTAAAGAGTGCATGGTTTAGGGCTGAACCCGGCGTGCTCTTTTGGGATCACACGTTACGGGAAAGTCCTGCCGATTGCTACGCAGACTTTGGTTTTCGTACCGTTAGTCCTAATCCATGCTCAGAAATTCTTCTCTCTGCCAATGATGCCTGCCGTCTACTTGCCATCAACCTTTTCTCCTGTGTCATTAAACCATTCGAAGGTGGTGCGTTTTTCGATTTCGACATGCTATATCAGCTAGCATACAACGCACAGATTTTGATGGATGATTTAGTAGACCTTGAACTGGAATGTATAGACAGGTTATTGACAAAGATTGAAGGTGATCCCGAACCTGCAATCATCAAGGAACGTGAACTTTATCTATGGCAGCAGGTTCAAGAGAAGACTCGTCAGGGACGCCGTACTGGCACGGGGATTACCGCTTTGGCCGATGCGATGGCTGCCATTGGTATCACCTATGGCTCACGTAAGAGTTTGTATTTTGTAGAGAAAGTGTACCGCACGCTTAAAAATGGAGCGTACAGGGCGTCCGTTGATCTAGCCAAGTCGCTAGGACCGTTTCCTATATGGGACAAAAACCTCGAAAAAAATAATTCGTACCTTCTACGTCTGAAAAAAGACTTCCCTGAAACGTGGGAAGACATGCAGAAATATGGACGGCGGAACATCGCTCTCCTGACAACCTCTCCAGGTGGGACAATAAGTAATCTGGCTAAGATAGGTCCATATTTTGGAACTTCTTCCGGCATTGAACCGGTCTATCAGACTAGTTTTGTACGTCGCAAGAAAGGTAATCCTGGCGACAAAGATTTTCGTACCGATTTTATTGATCCTTCTGGTGATCATTGGATGGAATTTGAGGTCTATCATTCAGGGTTGAAATTATGGATGGATACAGTAGGTGAATCAGATTCGTTAACTCCTGAACAACTGCCTTATCACAATGCTTGTGCTTATGACATAGACTGGAAAGCACGTGTCAATATACAAGCCACTGCCCAAAAACATATCGACCACGGCATATCCTCAACTATAAATCTACCAGAAGACATAGAACTAGAAACTGTAGACAAATTGTACAGACAGGCTATGAAGAGTGGTGTCAAAGGTATCACGGTCTACAGACAGAATTGTCGTACAGGAGTTTTGATTGATCCTAGTTCGATTCAGCATCATACTGCACCGCAAAGACCAAAAGAACTACCATGCGACGTGTATCATATAACAGTACGTGGTACACCATATTTTGTACTCGTTGGTATGTACAAAGGTGAACCGTATGAGGTATTCTGTGGAAGAAATGGAAATGTTGGCAAGGGAGTAAAGAACGGTACAATTATCAAGATGGGGCGTCCAAAGCAGTACAAAGCCATCTTCGAAGACGGTAGTGAATTGTGCCCGATCACGTTGGCCTGTACAGATGAAGAGGAAGTGGTCACCCGATTGGCTTCACTGAACCTGCGTGGTGGTGTATCTATGCACCAGATTGTTCAACAGCTAGAAAAAACACAGGGAGACTTGACCAGCTTCTCGAAGAGTATCACACGAGCGTTGAAGAAATATATTCCTGACGGTACTCATGAAAAAGGAAAATGCCCACAGTGTCATTCCGAATCTCTTGTCAGGGAAGCAGGTTGCATGGTTTGCAAATCCTGTACTTGGTCGGCGTGCAGCTAAAATTCCAAAATTTTACTTGACTTTTGCCTTTCGATGTAGTAGAATAAGTAGGAAAACCTCTTTCACAGAAAGGCGATCCATGACCGTACCTGTACATTTGCGTACCCTCGTGTTGAACAGCGATTACATTCCTTTGAGCATTGTTCACTGGAAGAAGGCTGCCAAGAGGGTTTTTGGAGACGATCCACCAGTTGTTGTGGAATACTACGACGTGTCTTTCAAGGACACCAAGGGTAGGGAATACTACGTCCCTGCCATTGTGGCCAATTCCACTCATGTCAAGAGGAATTACAAGAAGGTATCTTTCTCTCGCAAGAACATTCTCAAGAGGGATGGTTACCGCTGTCAATACTGTACGGAAAAGTTCAAGGCTAACGAACTTACTATTGACCACGTTGTTCCTCGATCAATGTGGACTGGTACTGACACCCCAACCTGTTGGCATAATCTTGTTGCCTGCTGTTACGCTTGTAACAACAAAAAGAGGAACCGTACTCCTGAGCAGGCCAACATGCCATTGAAGAAGGTTGTAAATGGTGTTGTAGTACCATACAACAGACCTAAGAGACCGAATTACGTTGATTTGGTCCTGGGTGCTTCAGGTGTAAGCATTGACAATCTACCAGCAGAATGGCATCCATACTTCGATCATATCTTGTCAAAGGAATTGAGAATTTGATAGGGTTTAGATCGAATACAGTTGACAAACGAGTCCAATGGCACTTCGTTTTCGTCGCACTATGGATATTCATACTGACCGTTGCCAGCTATGACATCTGGGTCACCAACGAACTCAAGTATGACGTGTTGTTAGTTGAAGCGAACCCATTCACACACTACATCATCAACACCACGGGCAGTCTTTCATCTGTCCTGGCTTTACGATGTTGGACTGTGGGGGTGGGTTCCCTTTTGTGTGTCATGGCCTACCAAAGATACCGCACATTGGCATGGTTTGGGACTACTTTTCTGGCAATTGTCCACTTATATATGTACTTTTCTCTGAAAATTACCTATAATTTGTTGACGTATGGCACCCTTTGGGGATAGAATGGCTTACGAGAGGATCAAATGCCAACTTATATCTATGAATGTGAAAACTGCAAAGCTATGTTTGAATGTAAACATAGCATTCACCGCCCACCACGCCGGAAATGCCCCGATTGTGGGAAATTCAAGCTGTTTCGAGTGATTCAGCCGGTTATGGGGTTTGTCAAAAAGAGTGACAATCAACTCAAGACCTTGGGTGATCTCGCCTCTCGCAATGCCGACCGCATGTCTGACGACTACAAACAACATCTCACAGAAAAAAACAGAACCAAACCCGTTGAAGAACCCAAAGAACTACCGAGAGGTATGACTAGAATTTCTCCAGACGGGGATACTCCGTTCTATCAGAAGGGGCAGGATTTGAGTAACAAGAAGTTGGCTCGTTTGACTCCTGAACAGAAAGAGAGGTACATAAAAACGGGGAAAGTGTAAATGTTAGACCCTTATTCGGATCACACTGTTGATAAAGATGGTAACTGGAAGAAGATTGAAACTCTAAAACCAGCCAACTATGAAGAACTGATCAGAAAACCAACTGTAAAGAAACATATAGGACCAGCACGAAGGTGTCGTGTAGTACCGTATGATAGGGAAAATCAACTTGCTAAGTTCATTGATGGCGTACCACACGAAGACGAGATAGAACATCCTACAGTACAAGATATTGTAGACGGTCCCAGAGGTTATGAAGTGGTTCACAAAGAAGAACCCCCTCATTGGACCGAGACAGACGAGCCTGCTCCCAATCATTATTGGGTTGCATTAGTTCCAGGCCGAGATGACTTCAACAATTTCTATCTGGAAGTCCCAGAAGCACTAGCAGGCTGTGTTCATAGTTACCGCAAAGAATACGCTAGGCTGTGGACAGAATTCATGGTCGAGAACAAACTGTTCGTGCGTTATCTAAGAGGAAAGATTACTGATGTCAGAAAATGGGCAGGTGCTGGCTGGAGACAAGCCAGTAGATTCTACCGATGGGCAAAACGAACGATTGTATCCGCATCACGTCGTCGTAAGGATAAATAGTTACGCGATTCCAGTGATCAATGATCCAAAAGTGAAGTGTCCAATGACTTCGGAAGTGTTTAACTTCACATTAGCCTTACCGGCTAGAAGCGGACAACACGCAATTCAAACTTTCATTAAAGCCCTAGAGGAATTACAAGAGCGATGGGTAAAAGCATATACGACGAAATCTGTGAGCAACGAGCCGACACCACCCTGACTGAGGGATATGTTGACGGCGATCATCGAATCATTAGGTGTAATGCTTGTAGTCTAAATTTAGTTGACATTTGGATTACACGACCCAACATGCCTATGAAGACGAACGTGAGAGCTATATGCTTCAATTGTCAACGGGAAACTGAAGTCGTTGAAGTGAAGGGAGCATTTGAAATAGGGTTTACTGACGATTCACAAATAACAGACCTTGAATATGACGAAGAACCTGCCAAGGGTGGTAAGGGTTTTGTCATGGGGGTCGTAGCCAAAACAGCGGACAATAGATCATGAAAGAAGACTTGAAAGCCGCAGTTCACAAGATAGATTCTAACGCACCAGACAAACCAATTGGCTTTACCCATGAGGTAGGTGTTGACGATAAAATGTTAGGTTATACTGCGGCAACTACCAAAGCTAACAAAGATACCGTTCATCGAGAAGAGGCTCCTCGCATCGACCCTGACGATCCTAAGTGTTATGCTAAACTGTTAGTCACCAAAGACGGTGGTGAAGAACGTTCGAAGTATTTCGTCAAGATAAATTTCAGGGGAGAACTATTCGATCCTTGGGGTATCTTTTCAGAAGGTCGTGAGAAACGATACTTGAAGCATACAGGCAAAGATGAATGGAACTTCCAAACGGTTGGCAAGAATGCGTTCTTGTTCTACCTGATGTTTCTCAAGACTCGTAACAGAGCTTACTTAACACACGCACAACGAGAGGTACGCAATGCCTAGACAACTTACCAAAGTAGAAAAATTCTTCATTGAGAAGAATCGTAATCTGTCAGCCGAAGAATTGGCTGCCGATTTTGACGGCATCGGACCCAAGACCGTTCAGCAATTCCTTGATGAACTTCCACCATCGGAAGAACCACCAGAAGTTCCAGAGGAACCACCAAATCAAACTCCAAAAGAAAGACAAGCCGACTTGGCACCGTTGGGTTTGAAGGCTGGTGACCACATGGCTCGTGATCCAGAAGCTGGATACACAGCAATGACAAAGGAAGCTGCTGAAATCGCAGAGGCTAACAATCCGGTAGTAGAAAGCCGTGGTAAAGCTGCTGTGGAAGAAAGGAACAAGACTCGTATTCATCGACCATTGGGAAATAGGAAAAGCTACAAAGGATAAATCGTGGCTAAAGAATACAGCGAAAAAAATCCGTTTGAGTCAAAAAGGGGCGGTGGTTACATCAACGCCGCCCAATTTATCACAGAAACGTTGATGATACAGGCTGCCGCCCGTCGGCAACGTGTCCTGCCAAACAAGTTTTGGAGTCTACCAGAATGGCAGGGTCATTACAGACAACAAATCCAGTTTGCCCACCAACTACTCAAAATCTTCAGCGTGCGTAGCATACTAGCTGCCCTTCGTGACTATAGATGTAAGAATGTCTACTCTTTCAAAGCCCCCTGGTTAGATGAAATAATCCAAGAGTACGAAGCTAAACTAAAAGCCGGTACTTTGGAACCTGAAACAGGGATAGTATCAGAACATAAAGAGTTGACAACGAGACCACCACGTCCGAAGTCAAACAAATCGTTGAAGACTCTATTGGAGAATACATGAGCGAAGAGATATTGCAGAGATTGGTTAAGAAGTATGGAGCAGGGGCGTATGTATCAGGGTCAGAAATAGTCAATGAAAAACTTGAGATCGTTTCTTTTGGACCCGCCCTAGACGCTATTACTGGTGGCGTACCACGTGGTAGTGTAGTCAGATTGACAGGCAAAGAGAAATGTGGTAAGACCGTATCTGCCCTGTCTCTTGCTAGAAATGCTCAGCTTCAGCACCCCTCAACCGTTGTTGCCTATCTTGATATAGAGGGGCGTATTAAACCTCGTGACATTAAAGGCATCAAGGGATTAGACTTAAACCGCTTCAAGGTGTTTAGGTCATTTAGAGATGAGAAGACAGATAAAATTCACACCTATACTGGTGAAGAATTCCTGACAATTGGTGAAGAGTTTCTACATGAAGCCCCTCGTAGTGTGGTGATTGTAGATTCCATCTCACAATTGCTAGGCAAAGATGAACTTGAAAGTGATATAGAAAAGCAACATCGTGCCCCTGGTGCTGTGATGATGGCAAGATTCTGTCGTCGTATGACACAAATCATAGGGGTAAACAAATGCATTGTAATTGGTATCACACATCAAATTGCCAACACGGACGCCAATCCTAAAAGTCCGAAGATTGTAGAGAGTGGTGGTACTAAGATCAAATATGCCACTGACGTTGCCTTGCACGCCAAGAAAGTAACCCCCTGGGTTTACAAAGACGTGCAGGTAGGGCAATCCGTACTATGGAAGACTACCTCAACTGCAATTTGCCCGCCCGGCAGAGAAGGTACATCATGGATTCGGTATGGAACTGGTATTGATGAAGACCTCGAACTGGTTGAACTAGGAATAGGGGCTGGCTTTCTGAGTAAAACCTCAGAGAAAAGTGCATGGATTACACTAGACTATCTAGGGGATGAAGACCTCAATAAGGATGGTAAGCAGAGGAGTTATCAAGGTAAAGAGGCTGTTCTGCTTGAATTTCGGGAACATCCCGACCGAAAAGAACGATTGCGTGCCGAATTGAATTCTATATATGGACTTGACCATGAAAGTGAAGAGTCTTGATGGTCGTGAACACACTCTTGATCTGACTGAAAAGTTTGTGTATCAAGATGATCGTCGACCACGGTCTGATCTCCACGTGAGATGCAGAGCATTACTTCAATCTGTTTTTCCTTCTTGGAGAGTGTATGAAGAAGTCAACATACCAGGAGAGCAATTGTTCATAGACTTTTTCATTCCACGTAGGAAGATAGCTATTGAGGTTCAGGGAGAGCAACATTTCAAGTTTGTTCCTCACTTTCATGCTAACCGTATGGAATTCATGCATTCTCAAGCGAGAGACCGTCGTAAAGCCAGATGGTGTAGTGAAAACGGTATCGCCCTGGTGTGTCTACCGTTCAATGAAACCGATGATGAATGGAGAGCACGTATCAATGACGCCTGAAGAACGTGAGGCAGAAATTGAGAGAGTATTGGCTGAATACAAGAAGTCTTTAGGGATTGTGTTACACGGTAATGCAGAAGCCGAACGATTTCTTAATCTGTCAATTACCGACTTGCGTCACATGGATGCAGAGCAATGTGCTGAAGTGGCAGTTACACTTTCTCAATTGTCTCTGTACATACAAAATGAATACAACAAACATCAACGAAAGTTACAGTGGGCTGACGACAATATCAAATCATTGGCAGCCCCTCACTTAGAACAATATGGTAATCAATGGGTTCCTCACGACGTTAAACTAAGACGTTTTATCAGGGACAACAGTGCCGCAAGAAAACTACAAGAGATCAAGGTGGAAGCACAGCTTAGAATAGACGCACTTAGCTACATACCCCACCGTATCGACGCATTATCCAAGACTCTTCTTGAGTTAACACAGTCGAAGAGGAGACAAGCATAATGGCTAAACTTGCTACAGTAATGAAGAAGGCTATAGAAGAAGGTGATTGGGATGCCATCTGTCGTATCTACACCGCAATGACAGGTGAACCTATCGAACCACCCAAACTCATCATTCCATCCATGCGAGACATGGCAAATCTTGATATGAATACTCTTGATCCATTGGTAACTGTTCAGGTTGAAATGGATACTGAAGATGACGAAGAAGACGATGAAGAGGATGAAGAGGCTGAAGAAGATGACGAAGAAGGAATAGACGAGGGGTTAGAAGAATTTGAAACGGTTCTTCAACAATCCCCTCAACACTTAGTCAAACCCCCTAAACGTACCGGAGCGGCGGACTATTCAGAGATCATCGCTCCATCTAAAGGCAAAAAGACAGAACAGAGATTACGCAAGGGTGACCATGATGATGACGAGGTAGAGGCTCGTAAGGTTCCTATGGGAACACCTTTAGCTGGCAAAAAAAAAGTGGGCATTCTCAAGAAACAGTGGGCTGATAGTGGTAAATTACACCGCAAAGACGTAGAGATTGACAGAAAACTCAGCGTTAGCGATCCAATACCTCGCGGAGATCGAGATAGCACCGACGTTGGTGTAGATACAGGCAAGAAAATGAAAGTCGTTTGCAGTGAATGTGGTGGTACATTCAAAGTCAACCCTGCTCTAGCCTATGGTTACCGGAAAAAAGGGGTAAATACCTGGAAATGTAACGAATGCACGACCTCTAGACGACCTCAAAGAGAGGCTAGATAATGCAAGATGTCGCTGCCGAAAGAGCAGTGTTGGCCGGTGTTTACAGGCATGGCGAAGATGCTTACTTAGATGTAGCTGACATAGTTCAACCAGATACCTTTTCAGATCGTGCTAATCAGGCTCTGTACCATTGCATGGTAGAGATGTTTGATAATCGAAAGATGGAAAAGTTGGACGAGGCGTCTCTCTTTTCCGTTGCACGAGACTTGGGGTATGACTGGTTGCTACAAGGTCAAGATTCTAAGCATGTGTCGGCCATTCTCAACACTCAAATTCAGAAAGAAAACGTCCGCACCTGGGGTGGTCGGATTCGCCGCATACACATTGCCAACGAACTACAAAACCAACTCAATCAAGCATGTAACGACCTAGAAAACATCAAGGGCGACGAGACCTTCGATCAAATTCTAGGGATGGCAGAAAAGCGACTCTTCGATTTTTCACAGTTCTTGACACAAAGTACCGACGGTGAAGACACCCCGCAGATCATAGGTAAAGGACAAAAGGCGTATGTAGAATATCTTGAATCCCATCCAGTGACTATGGTTGGTATTTCAAGTGGCTACCCTGTTTATGATAGGGCTATTGGTGGTGGTTTCAGACGCAAGACTGTTAATGTTATCGCCGCTAGAACAGGCGTTGGTAAAGGACAATTTGGAGTCAATGTTAGTCTGTTCAATGCCGAAAAACAACAGATTCCAGTTTTATATCTCGATACTGAAATGGGCATTGAAGATCACTGGAATCGTACACTAGCAAACCGTAGCCGAGTGAAGATAGATGACATTGAAACTGGACAATTTGGCCAGAATGAAGAACACAAACGTAGGGTACATGAAGCTCTTGAAAAATTGGAGAACATTCCGTATCACTATGTTAACATTGCTGGCAAACCTTTTGAAGAAACGTTGTCTATCATCAGAAGGTGGTTGAAAAGACAGGTTGGATACGACAGTAATGGATCGGCTAAGACATGTCTGATCATTTACGACTACATCAAGTTGATGACTTCGGAATCCATTCATACTAATCTGGCGGAATACCAGATTCTCGGATTCCAAATGACAGGGATGCACAATTTCTCGGTTAGACACGACGTTCCAATTCTGTCGTTCATTCAATTGAATAGAGATGGTATTGATCGCGAAAGTATGGATACTATCTCAGGGTCTGACAGGGTGGGTTGGTTATGTAGTAACCTTACCCTTTTCAAACCTAAAACAGATGACGAAATAGCCATAGATGGCGGACGTAGCAATGGTGAACACAAACTAGTACCACTGAAATGTCGACATGGAGCAGGATTGCCTCGTAACGATTACATCAGTGTACGTTTTGAAGGTGGTTTTTCCGCTATCACAGAGGTCGGTTTGTCAAGTAATCTGCAAAGGACTGCAAACCAACGAAACAATACCGGTTTCATAGTAGATGAAGATATTTCACCTGATTTGTTTGAGCAAATGGTAGTAGATGATGTCGAACGAAGCGACGACGAACCCCTTCTATGATGATGCTGTAGGTCTCTACATCGCCACTAGAACGGCGGAAGTGTTCGGAGACATATTGAGTCAGCTAGGAGTGGAAGGTATTCGAGAAGGAAGATACCGATGGGTTGGTACGTGTCCAGTTCATGAGGGGGATAAGACCAACGCCTTTCAACTCTACATAGGTCAAAATGAGGGGGACATACCAAACTGGAAGTGTCGTACTCACCGTTGCGAATCCAAATTGGACGAGAAAGGAAAACCCATTTGGGGTAACAGCGTCATTGGATTGGTGAGAGCCATTCTGACTAAGCATACTGACCACCGTGTGACTTGGGACGAGGCGTGTCAATGGTTGTGTGACTTCATGGGTCTAGATATTTCGTCCAAGACCGACTTTCAAGTCAATTATGATAAGGTACGCCTGACTCGAATGGTGCAACAGATGCGTCCAACTCAAAAGGTGAGTGAGAAAACTTATCCTTTGAACGAAGTGTCAAAACTAAAAATTCCTTCCCCCTACTTTCTGAAGCGTGGGTTTTCAGAAGACGTGTTGAAGCGATATTGTGTAGGAGATTGGAACCACGACCCCAAAGACCGAATGCAAAACAGAGCGGTAGTACCTATCTATGATCAAGACCGCAAACGAATCATGGGATTTACAGGACGTTCTCTTTTTGAAAGGTGTCCAACGTGTAGGTTATGGCACGACCAAGAAAAGCCATGTCCTCAGAACGATTGGGAAGTCATGCTTGGTCAAAAATGGTTGGTCAGTAAAGACTTCAACGACAAGGATTACCTCTACAACTACTGGTTTGCTAAAGACCACATTCAAGAAACCAATACGGCAATTATCGTCGAGGGGCCAGGAGACCTCTGGAGATTAGAAGAAGCTGGCTATCACATAGGAGTGGCCATTTTCGGTGTCAATTTGACCCCTATGCAACTGTTTGCTTTGGAGTCAAGCGGCACATTAAAACTGATTCTCCTAACTGACTCTGACGAAGCAGGTTCCGACTGTTCAACCGACTTAAAACGTCAATGCGAACGCTTGTTCAATTTGACAATTCCGGGTTTAGAGCGTAAAGATATAGGGGAAACCCCAATAGAAGAGGTCCGCTCTATACTGCACCCAATTCTGGAGAAACCATGAAGATTTTAGCACTTTCAGGAAAGAAACAAAGCGGCAAAAACACTACTTGCAACTTCATTCACGGCATAGAAATGATTGCGATAGGTCTTGTCAGCCGTGCAGGTATTGATGAAAAAGGACAACTGATCCTTCCCGTCGACAACGATGGTGTAATTGAGGATGTGGTATACGATCTTGCCGCTAACTACCAACACAACTTTCAATGGTGTGCTGAGAACCTTTGGCCTTTCATCAAACAGTATTCTTTTGCAGACACGCTAAAGATGAATGTATGTATGGGAGTTTTAGGTCTTACTTACGAGCAGTGTTATGGTACTGACGAGGAAAAGAACTCCTATACCAACCTCAGATGGGAAGACATGCCCGGCATGTTAGCTCCCTATCACGTCAAAGCGTTGTATCCAGGTAGAGAATGGGGTTCTGCCTACAATGAGGTCAAAGCTGCCGGTCTCAGATGCCACGTGCGTGGTTACATGACCGCTCGTGAAGTCATGCAATTTGTAGGAACGGAAATCTTTCGTAGGATGTACGGTGACGTATGGGCAGACGCTACCATACGGCAGATTAAGGCTGAAGGTAGTCAATTTGCCATCATTACAGACTGTCGTTTTCCAAATGAAGTTCAGGTAGTTCAAGACGCGGGCGGAAAAGTCATTCGACTCACCCGTTATGTTGATGCCACTGATGAACACGAGAGTGAAAAAGCCCTTGATAGAGAGTTCTTTGATTGGGACCGCTTCGATGCCATCATGGATAACATGGATGCAAACATTAGAGAACAGTGTGTGATGACTACAGACCTACTCACAGAATGGGGGTGGTTGGATGAACGTACTCAAGAGGCCGTCAATGACGTGAAAGTACGTCAGTATCAAACCACTGCCAAGAAGGAATCTTGATGATCATTACCAAGTTCAGGTCGTCTAGCTACAACATGTATTCGTTGTGTCAGCAACAGTATTTCATCCATTACGTGTTGGGTTGGCCAATGCCTTCTGGCAAAGCTGCTAATCAAGGCACAATAGTCCATAAGGTAATGGAAATTCTAGCTCGTCACAAGAAAGCGTATCAAGACAACCCTCGTGTACTTCATCCTGTATTTGAAGATGATCTGTATGTTGAGTGGTTAGTTGAACAATGTTTTGACTACTACACCACAAACTCAGACATCAAATGGACAAAGGGTGATTACAAGAAATGTCTCCGTTGGGTTATGAGTGCTTTGACCTTCAACGATGGCCAGTTCGACCCTCGCAGACAGAACATCATCGAGCCTGAAATGAGGTTTCGTTTCCCCATAGAGGAAGAATGGGCACGTTACGAAACTGTCGATCCTGAAACAGGTGACCGGGTAGACAAGTTCTTGGTACTACAGGGAACTATAGACCTTGTGACTATCATACGACCGGAAATATATGAAGTCATCGACTACAAAACTGGACGTATGCTTGATTGGATCACTAATAAAGAGAAGGATTTCTGGAGTTTATGTAGCGATCCTCAGTTGCGTATTTACCATTACGCTTTGAGCAAACTATACCCAGAAATTCAACAGTTTGTAATGACGATCTACTATATCGCCTATGACAGACCGTTTACTATGGCCTACGGGCCTGAAGATGTAGCGGCAACAGAAGAGATGTTGAAAAAGAGATTTGAAGAAGTCAAACGAAATACATGTCCCGCTTTGATTAAGAGTTATGATAGGTGGAAATGTACTCGGTTATGTAGGTTTGGCAAAGAAAATCATTGCAAAGACACCGATCAAACCATCTGTCAGTATATCCATAACAAGCTGAGAGAGGAAGGTATGGATCAGGTAATGATAGATGAAACTCAACCCGGTTTTACAATTGGGCAATACAATGCCCCAGGGAGTACGGTATGAGTGGAAAGATTTTGTCCGCCAAAAACATGCAGACACTATTGGACATCTTCAACAAAAACAAATTGGTAAGAGGTAGTGGATTGGTCAGGCTTGGGGAAGACATGTTGAGACTGAGGGCGGCAGCCGAAGACGTAGTACACGAACACAATTGTGGTGGTGACCGTCTGAAATTGACAGAGGCTATACAAAGGATGGAAGAGTTACTATGAAACTTGATATTACCGGTTCATTTACCGCTTTACAGGCCGCAAATCTCAAGAGTCAACGCGAACAAAACTTCATACCTGTAGTGGACGTACATCATGCCTACGGATTACTACGTGAAGAACTAGAAGAGTTGTTTGACGAAGCTAGAGAAAAACAAACCACAGCCGAAAACATTCTTGCGGAACTGGTAGACATTGCAGCAATGGCTCAAAAAGCTGCCGAAGACTTAAACTTGGTTCCCGAAGGTTTGTCTGAAGAAGGAACCGCATTAGAAAATGCTGAACTGAAAGAATTCTTGAAGGAACTCAAGATTTCATTGGTTCATAGGTCGATGCGTGGTAAGCCAAGACAACAAGGTCAAGAAGGTCCACGTCTTTTTGAAGTCAAATCTGATTTGATAGACAATATCGAACAACTATTGGGTGAAGATTGATATGTACGTTCCTTTACACGTTCATTCACATTACAGTCTGTTGGACGGATTAAGCAAACCGGAAGACATAGCTCGTAGATGCGTGCAGATTGGTACTAAGGCTTGTGCTTTGACCGATCACGGTTCTGTTTCAGGAGCCGTTCAATTCATGAAAGCTAT